CCCAAACTTCGGATCAAGGTACTTCCCGAGCTCGTCTCGAGCCCTCCGATCCCACTCCAGAATCTGGCTGATTCTGACGCGAGTGGAGCAGATCCCCGCCGTAGAGCAGGGCATGGGAAGTTTCAACCTTGGTACACGCATCTCTTGTGCTTTTGCTCTCCTGAAAATCCCACCAGCCGTAAGGTACTCCAGATTGGCCCCCACCGCTACGTAGGTGGCCATCTGACGGTTGGTGATGAAGGCATCTCCGGGCTGTGGCTCGTCAATGACGGACTTAGCTATCCATCCACGCCCAAGATCTACCTTCTTTCGCAGCAATCGGCGGTCAACCGGTACTGCGGACCTCTGGAGAACAGAAATATACTTCGTTGGGTCATGCGCACCTTGGTGCTCAACATTCTCACACAGGTAGAGCTCCCAGAGCCGACGACGGAAAGTCGCCGGCACTCTGAGGCGTCCTTTACAAGGATGGCCAAGACCACCGAGCAAAGCGGGAAGCTCCGCGGGCCTGTTCTTCCTTGCCGCTACCCTACGCTGACGGGCGTAGATGGTCCGCGCAACGCGCGCGAGGCGGTTAAAGGAAGAGGAATCCACAGAATGTTGAGACATGACCCCATTACCATTCCTAACAAACTCTTTGAGGGACGGGGGCCTGAAAGGCTCGATCGACTTACCACTGCTGGACAGCAGTGCATAGGCTTCGCAGAACACGAAACCTATCCGCGACCTGAAGGACTTCCCCTCATGGAGTTTGCTGCCTACGCTAGCAGCGCGCCTAGCATAGGCAGGGACGTTATCACGATGAGTGAGAGCAGAAAGATCATCGCCACATATGATCCTTCTGTGTCCAAGTTGTTCACTCATCCAGCTGTTGATGAGGCTCAAGATGGCAAAACTGCAAGGAGTTCCCATCAGGGAACCCCGCATCTTGGGCACCTCCACAAACCCATCAACGCAATGATAACGCCTTTCGCACACTTCACGAACGCTTGGGTCGAGTTGCGAAAGACGGTAACGAACATAATGTGGTTCTCTGCCGATACCGAGGGATTCCCTCAGTTCCGACACCAGAAAGCCTGGGAGGCCAGCCTTCTGAATGCCGTCGACGACAGCAGAGATCGCATCATGTCCAAACCCGTCAGTCGCACAGGTCAGATCAGCCGAAAGGAAGATCTGAGACCCGCCCAGTCCCCCACTCAGTCGAGACAGAATTTCGTCTTCCGTATGCGGAGCATATGGTCGACATTCTGGAAATCTGTCCTGAATGGCGGGCCAGAGGATCTGCCGTACAAGATCTCCTCTGGCGAACGTGTGTGCCGGCGGAATGGTAATGATCCGTGCCTTCATCCCCAATTCTGCGATGCAGGAAGCGTGATGAACCACCTTCGAGCCAACAGAGTCTCTGAGAAGCTTGGCGGTTGCGTACCGCCAAGAGAGCTCTGCTTCCCTTACATTGGGCTCGAGGTGTTCACTCCTACGCTTCCCACGTCGCTTGGGTCCACGCTCGAGGACACGGGCGAGGGCGGATGTCTCCTCAGGTTCTTGTGGGTTCCCGCGAAGGAACCCAAGAAGAGAAGAGAGAGAGGCCTTCTCAGCCTCCCGACTCTTCCTAACAAGAACCGTATTGAATCCACCCTCCCGACGCCCAGCCTCAACCGTGGCAGCAGACGATGTAGGCACGGACAACGAAGTACAGTCTCGGAACGATCCTCGCAACCTAGACGCCACGAAATCCTTGAGCAGAGCCAAGTCACCGGGCTCAGTTTCGTGTCTGGTTGTGAGGGTACGCAAATGGTCGGTATAAGCCTTCATCTGAACCGTCTTAGGGGCGCATGGAAGTGCGCGGGCAAGCCTGCTGAAGGCAAGCGCCCCTTTGACGCTAAGACGGTTTTCAAGCCAGATATGAAGGCGCTTTGGTACTCCATCGTTGTTGACAAACCTGGCTCTCTGCTCCTGGCAAAGGGCACCAGCGCGGAGCTGGTGGCACAACTCCTTCAGAGACTGTGCAGTTTTGAGCCATCCGTTCCTCCCGCAGGAACGGCCCACCCAACGACGAAGTGCCCAAGAACCCGACCGAGTTCCGAGACCACAAGAGATAAGTGCAGCCCAAACAGCGTTCCACAGCTGTTTGTGCTCCGAAAACATTCGAGAACGGGGACGACGAACCAGATTCCGCCTCCTACCAGCAACCGGAACGGTTGCCTTTGGAGCGGGAATCTTTTGATTCGACATAAGTCCCTTAACTCTCACATAAGGGTACGACGGTAGTCGCACTCTCATGATCCTGTCAAGGG